TGTTTGAGTGTTTCAAAAACGACGGCCATCAATGCTTCAATCATTTCGCAGGCTTCGTCGTTAGATAGTTTTGGAATGTTTCCCATCAGCGCGTTAACAGCGCGTGCATGGGCAAGCTCGAGTGGGAGTAGGTCAAGTGTGTTCATGCGATTTCCTTCACGCTGAGGGTAGATTGGCGAATGGTGTATGCGTCTTTAGCAGGCACTGTCTTCTCGGGCTGCGCTTTGTAGCTGCGCATTGGCCAGCGAATCTCGTATGTCCCGCATAGCCCTTTGCTGGCATCACCCAGCATGGCTTTCAGTTCTGTCTCTGCCTCTGATCGCTTCTTTTCTGCTTCCTTGATGTCAGCAGCTGCCGTCAAAATCTGGTTGGCCAGCTGCTCTGCCCTTGCGGGAAGGTCGATCACTTTGTCATCGGCTGCAGCCGGGAACATGCGGTCTGCATCCTTGGTGTTTGCTGGCGGGTAGTAGTCGATCTCGCCGTTGGCTTTAAATTTTTCCAGCTTGTCCTGGAACTCAAGGACAGCTGACTTGATGGTGGCCAGCGTCTGAACGTGCGGCTCAAACAAGAAGATGCGGAGCGCCGTGCCCTGGTACAGCACGCAAACAGCGCCCCACTTGGCCTGCAGAATGTCCATCTGTGCCTGTAGCTGAACCGGGCCACGATAAAGCGCTGGCACCTCCTCTGGCGACACAGCTGTCAGCTTGGCTTCAAGCACGCCGTGACCTGCGAGCTCAATCTGCTCGGCACCAATGACGTAGATTCCTGCGTCCTCGTCAGTGCGAATGATCTGACCGCGACCATCGGCATACCCATCCAGGCTGCAGCACAGCGGCAAGGTAGGGTGAAAGAAAGCCGCATTAAATTCGGTGGCCAGCTCGGACAGCTGCAGGCGCTCGGCGGCTTCGTTAAGAATCATTGCCTCGAGGCGGTCGCCCCAGCGCATAGATTCATTGGACTTATCCTCGCGCTCGTTGCCTTTGATGGCGTTGATGCTGTATACGAGCTCGTCGTTCGGGGTGGCGTACCGAGACAGGCCCAGCAGGGCAGGCAGTCGGGACGCAGACATGATGTCATCGGGGGTTTTCTTACCAGCCATTAGTTTTCCTCCGTGAGTTTGTAGACGCGCACAACGCGAGCGTGAGCCGCCTTGTGGGTGGCCTCGGTGTAACCAACCGGGGTAAATTTTTTTGATTTGAAAACAGCCCCAAGGACACTGGGGTGCATTTCTGAAGGCAAGCGCAGCTGTGCTCTTATGTCGTTGATGCACACCGTGCCTTGTTGGCGGGCGATCTCAACGGCTAGTGCTCGGCAGCGACACAGGAACTCTGTGTCTCTGTGCTCAAAAAGCGTCAGCTGGGCATCGCGCAGGGCGCGACCCAAAGTGGCGGCTTCCATGAAATCCCCCGTCAGGTGAGGATTGCCAGGGCAACCACGGCCAAAAGACCGATGGAGCTGACAATCAGGACAGGGGTGTCTGGGTCATTGTGCAGCGCAAGAATCTTGTGTTTGCGCTTCCAATAACCGGAATACAAATTATGCGACAAACCCCGTATGTAGTTGTTGCGGTTTGAATAACCGCAATACACATATGCGCGGGAAACACCGCATGTTTGCTTATGTTTATCCAAGCTTTTCTCCTTTTCCATGTGGTTGAACGGCGTTATAAAAATCCAAACGGGCTTTGCCGTTTGAGCTACTACCTGTAGGGGTTGTTGGTGAGCCTTTTGTATTCTGCTTTGCCGACCTTTTTCTCGTTGCGCTGGTGCAGCTCGCGCTTGGCGGCTTCCATCGCGTACCTGGCCTCGAGCACGCGCCAAATGTCGGTGCGGTCATCTTCCCAGGCAATCTGCGTTAGGTCTTTGGAGAGCTCGCCGAAGATCTTGGCTGCCCATTTAATGTCATCAATGACCAAAATGGGCACATCCAAACGGCAGTTCAAACCACGGCCAACCCGGTTGAAATACTTGGCGACGGTTTTTCGATCCAGATCTTTCATGCCGTCCAGCGGCTTAACAGGTTGGTAAGTCATTGATGGTTATCCTTAAAATAATGATACTGTATGAAAGAACAGTATATCACTCAGCAATATCTCGATCAGCAAACTGCTCGATCAGCCTGTTTTTTTCGGCTGCAATGCGTTGCTGGCGGCGCTTGGCTGCTTTCCTAAGCAGAACCACAGCAACAAATGGGCCGGTTAAGTACACGCCAAATGCCCACTCGAGGCCAATCAAATAAGCCAGGCCGAAATAGCTGGCAAAGAAAGCCAGCACCAGCAACGCTGGTATGAATTTGTCCATTACTTGATCCTTTTCAGCAGGTTGCTGACCTGGCTGGCACGCCAGTCAGTGTTGCCGCGGGGGGTTTCAACACCGCGAGCGGTCAGTGCTGCGGCGATCTCGCGCAGGGTGCCAGAACCGGTCTTGCGGATGATGTCGCGCACGATAGGGCCGACGCGTTCGGCATAAGCATCTGCGTTGGCTTTGAGAACCTTAACGCCCTCAGCGCTGCCGATCTCGGGCGATGGGCTGCCCAGCTTTTTGCCTTGGCGTTTCAATGCGGCCAATGCCTCGGTGGTGCGCTCGGAAATTCGTTTGGCTTCGTATTCTGCAAACACGCTGACCATCTGAAGGAACGTGCGGTCAGCTTCGGGCATGTCGGCGCAGATGAACTTGACCTGGCCGTTGAGCAGGGTCGAGATGAACTGAACGTCACGCGCCAGGCGGTCGAGCTTGGCGACAACCAGCGTGGCTTTCTGTTTGCGGGCGAGCTCCAGCGCTGCCTTAAGCATTGGACGGTTCTTAAGGCGCTTGCGGGTGCCTGACTCAATCTCGGTGAATTCACCAATGACAGACCAGCGACCACCGTTGAGGTAGTTGCGTACCAGCTCCTGCTGTGCCTCAAGGCCAAGGCCAGAGCGCTGCTGTTTGTCTGTACTGACTCGGTAGTAGGCGACGAATTTGCCTGTGTGCGGTGCCATGTTTCGACTCCTGGATCTCGGTGGTCGCGGTCGGGAATAACCGTAAGACGAAAAATATATCTCGCCGATACATCTGTCAAGCACTCAAACGTATCTTTTGCGCGACGTTAACAATGCTGCAACCATTGGCATCGTTTGAATTTTGGTATACCGTCGCGCAATACTACCTTTTGGAGATTGGACATGCGTTCGGAATTCAAGCACTTCATGATGCGACTGCGCCCTGAGACACGCGCCCTGCTCGACCAGGCTGCGCGGGATCAGCGCCGCTCGCGGGCATCCATCGTTGACGAGCTCGTCCACCAGGCACTCAGGGAGCGTTACAGCACCACCGAAAGCCGCCTGGACAAGCTGCTGAGGTCTGCGTGAACGGCAGGGGCAAGCGCAACAAGGGAGCCGCGGGCGAACGTGAGCTCGCCGCCCTGCTCTCTGAGCACTTGGGTTTTGTGGTCAAGCGCAACCTGGGACAAGCGCGGGACGGGGCAGATGATCTGACGGTCGCCCAGTTCCGCATTGAAGTGAAGCGTCAAGAACGATTACAGGTGGACAAATGGAGCGAACAGGTCGAGGGCTGCGCGTCACCCGGCGAAGTGCCGGTGTTGATGTACAGGCGCAATGGGCAACCCTGGCGCGTGTGCCTGCGGTTGGAGCATTTCATTCCAATGATGCGCGACCAACTCAAATGAACTGGGATCTCGTCGTCAGGCAGCTGGCAGGCGAGAAAGTGAAGCTCGCTGCCACCGAAGGCAGGCAGGTCATCCGCGTCGGCCTTGGCCACTATAACAAGGGGCAGCAGGAGAAGTCTGAGGTGCGCGAGGCCATCGTGGAGATCCTGACGGACTTCGGTGCCATGACCACGGTGCAGCTGCATGAGGAGCTGATTATGCAAGGCCATGCGGTGGGCTATGAGGCGATGTACGGCGTGCTCAAGAAGATGACAAGACGCAGCCTGCTGCAGATGCAGCGGCAGGAACGGGAAGATAGATCGGGAAAGGGGATCAACCTATGGCGAATCGTGGACAACAAGCGCTGAGATCATGGGTACACAGCACGATTCTGACTTCTGCCCTGTCGGCCAAGTGGTGCAACAGCTGCCGCCAGAGTCGGTACAGGAAGGACGGTCAGTACGTTAAATCAGAAGATGGGCTGCGCCAGCGGTGGTTCTGCAGCTGGTGCATTGAGAGGAGGAACCATGCAACCAAAACTGAAGTTGGCACCTGAGCAAGTGAAGAAACCGAAGAAAGACACCACGCCCAGCGTGTGGAATCCCGAATGGAAGTACAAGCCTGGCGGTACCGCAATGGATCTGGCTGAAAAGTTCAAGCGCATCCGCAAGCAGATGCTTGAACAGGAGCAGGCCAAGAAGATGCGGAGGGTCAAATGATTGACAGCCCCCTCGCCTTTCCCAGCGGTGCCTATGGCCACCCTGGCATGACTCTGCGTGACTACTTTGCGGCACAAGCATTAATTGGTTGCATTGCGCAATTAGATGTGTGCGATGGGCGTGAGCGAGTAAATGCGGCTTGGATTGCTTACCAAATAGCTGACGAAATGCTGAAAGCGAGGGGCGAATGATCCGGCTCTGGCATTGCTTCCGCTTGTGGCGCAGCTCAGGGCTGGGCGTGATGGCCGCGATCAAGGCGACCCGCAGGTATCACAGGCGCTACCTTGGCCGCTGAGTATTGTCCAATCTGCAATAGCAGCCATTGGGCGCCGCAGACGGTGGAGCTCGACGGCGTGCAGGTTTGTACGCACAGCGAGGCATGGCGGCATGAATGCGAAATCAGGTGGGCTCTGAGCCTTCCTGACAAAGCCAGAAAGCCCCGTATCAGCAAGCTGGACTACCTGAACGGGATTGAAAAAGAGCGCGGCACGGAAGCGAGAACCAAGCTGCGCAACGAGATGGTGAGGAGATACAAAAAATGAAAGGAGTCACCGATGGGCAATTACATGATGATCGCAGGCGTGGTGGCGAT